TTAACTGTTCGGCGAGATTTAGCCGTTTTCTTGACCGGCTTTTTAACGCGCTTTCTTGTTGCCACTAGCCCCCACCTTCTTGGATAGGGCTAATTCTAACTGAGACTCCATTTTATCTAGGCGCGACACAATGGGGATATTTTCTAATTTGATAATGTAACGAAGCCCGGCGATAAGCAGGGCGATTGATCCGAGAACCGAAGCTACGAATCCAGCGATGGTATTTGCATCCATTACCGAACTCGCCCGTAACGCTCGTAGTTAGGGTTAAGCCAGTTAATAATGCTAGGCAAGACTGATACTAGAGCCGCATTTGCAATCGCATCGACATCCCAACCCACCGCGAGATAGGTTGCTAGGGCTGTTGCGAGAAACGTCTTGGCCCAACTTTCCGCCATCTTCTTTAAGTCGCTCATTTCTGTCTCCTTCAAGGTCGAACCATTTGCCGTCATTGTCTCCCAAAGTTGTGAAGCTAATATGAAAGTGCGAGCGGTGAGGGTTAGCACCTTTGTATTTGCGGCGCTTCCATCCCAACATCGGACTCATAATCTTGCCATCGTAAATAATATATTTAATTCGTTTATCTCCGCGCTTGGCACACTTACGAATTTTCTCCACAAGCGCATAAGTTTCTTCAGGGTGCGCATTAAGATTGGCGTCAATATCTAAAGCTCTGACGACTCCTCGAGCGTCTGGTATATGGTCAGAAGTGCCTTTGGCAACGTGACGAGCATCAGCCACCCAACCATCAGACTTACGATCGCGATCAGGATAATCATCGTCGATTTGTTCCCTTAATTGCTGTCCGGCTTTACAAAGTTTCGGTGTGATTTTCATTTTCACAATTCCAAAGACAAGTTGTTTCGTTTAATGTAGCCTCAGAATGACATTTTGGCGGTATAAAAGCATCCAAAATGCCGTCATAATAATAACCAATACCAGCATAATTTTTTCTAAAAGTGCCGTTGTAGGATGTTTGTTTCCAATTCGTATAACCGCCAGACCAAGCAATTAAAAAATTAACACCCGTTTCTTCTTCGTTATCTTTATCTAAAACCTCATTATTGACAACGTGGATTTCCAATACGATATTTTCATCATTTAATTTAGCAAAGTGCGCCATTAGATTGTAATACTCCCATTTCCAGTCCAAACGTAATATGTATAACCACCAGACACAGTTCTCGTTGGAGAACCCGTAGTTGATGTTGCCGTATATGTTCCAGTAGTTCTAAGAATTACTATCCCAGATCCGCCATTACCGCCGGGCTTACCAGAATCAGTCCTTCCGCCACCAGCTCCGCCACCTGTATTTGCAGTTCCATTCGTTCCAGCGGCGTTATTACCACCTGCACCACCACCACCAGAACCACCTGCGCCAGCACCAGAAGTATTATTAACTCCAGCACCACCACCGCCAGCATAATAATAAGTTCCACCTACGTTCTGACCGGTTGACGTTGCACTTCCCCAAGATGAGTAAGAAGAAGAACCTATACCGCCTGCGCCGGATGTAGTTCCAGAAGCATTACCACCAGCAGCTCCAGCTCCGCCACCGCCACCGCGACCTTGACTCGTATTTAAGGCTACTGCGTTACCGCCCGAATTACCTTGTCCCGATGTTCCAGTTCCGGGACTTCCGGGATTGCCGCCAGTATCAGCTCCACCTGCACCGCCGCCAGAGCCACCATTAGCTCCGTTGTTTAATCCTGTGCCAGTTGTTATTGCAAATGCGCCACCACCGCCACCGCCTATCGCGGCAGATAAAGAAGCAAAAACGGAATTACTTCCATTTCCAGCCACTTGCTCTACTTGATACTTACCAGTTCCACCGCCACCAACAGTTACGCTGCAAACTGCATTTTTAGATAAATTTTGAGACGAATAATAAGCAAGACCACCAGCACCGCCGCCAGCTGTGCTTGCGCCACCACCACCGGCAATTACTAAAATATCAGCTGTAATACCGCGAGGATAATTTTGTGATGCAACAATTCCGAGAACTGTCATTAAGCCAAATCTCCTACGACATACCAAGAATCAGTTCCGACTTTAATAATAGAAGCTGCTGAATACTGTGCTCGCAATTTAGGGGCAGTTGCAGTTGCTCCCGTTGAAGCAACAGTTACTCCGCCATTTCCTTGAATAGTTACTTGCCCAGCGCCAATTTGAATGATGTTGATTGTTGATCCAATTGGAAAAGCAACTGAGGCGTTAGTTGGTATTGTGTAAGTCTGCGCTGAAGCGTTAGATGCAGTAATTAACTTGTTGCGATTGTCAGTTAATACAAATGTGTAAGTTGTGCCAGTCTGAGCGTTGAGCGTTAATTGACCCAAAGCGGAATCGACTGATGAACCTAATGAACGGATAGCCGATGCGCCATCCTTAACCAACGCCGTGTCATCGGGCGTCGACCAGCCAAAAATCGTAGTTGAAGCCATTAGCTAATTACTCCTGTCGCGTTTTGCCAAGTAAGTGTAGCGGACATAGTTGCCCAAGTAAGGGAAGCCGCTATATCTTCCCAAGCTTCGGTAAAGGTATTGAACTCAGCTGGGCTTAGATTCAGGGTGACATAAAGCCCACCCACCGACGCCCTAAACGACCAACCCTCAACAAAGCCCAAGAATGAGCCGCCAGAGATATTGGCTGGAAGGTTGTTGATTGCCACCGGTAGGCCCATAAATACGTTTATCAGGGCGTCTCGATCTGCGTCGTCAATTTCAGAGGATTGGATTGGAAAGGTAATGGATTGGAATTCAGCATACGGGCTGGAGCGCAAGGCGATAATCTTGTCTGCGAAGTCCTCGACGTCGGCGGCGTTCTTGAGGTAAGAGTTATATTGCTCAGCATAAAGGCCATAGTTGGCTTGGCTGGTTAAGTCTTGTGAAGTGTAAGAGCTGTTGAAATTGTTGCCATAATCCACAGTCAATTTATTGAGTAGATTACCTTGACGAGTAACTGCACTAACGCCAGAGGCGAGCGCGTGATTGCCGTCCAATTCAGTATAGCCGTAAGCCTCTAGGTAATCCTGTCGGTGACTGGCATCAGCATAAGAGATACGGCCTTGAGCGTCTTCGTATAAATAGCCCAGCGCTGAGTTAGCAATTTGATGGGCGATTGGCGCGATATATGAGTCGCTGATTTGTCGGCTAACCATTGTGTATTCGCCAACGTCGATAGTTCCAAGTCCAACGTTTCCAGCGTTAGCCCAAGTCTCAGTAGGATCATAATCGGCCCAAGATAAAGAAGCTGGAACTTCATTCCAAGAAGCCAAAAGTAAATCGTCTAATAGGTCTTGGATTTGTGCGCCGTCTAATCCTTCGGCTAGGTTGCCATCAAATAAAGCGCGGTTGAGTTTGCTTAGCGCTCCCAGCGCGACGATATTGACTCGGGTTACTGTGGCAACTGATCCGGCTGAGTTGACTTCGATTGCTAAGTCAGAAATACGCCCGCCGAAGATTGGCACATAAGTAGCCGTTGAGTCTTGCACTTCGATACTTATGGAAGTGTTGATAGACCAGTTATAGACTGTGTTGCTTGTGTTAATTAAAGTTAAATTGCAATAAGCCGGAAGTGTTTGAGCATTGAAGTCAGTTCGACCAGCTGTGATAGTTAAGCTGGTTAAGGCTATATCTGTGACGTCTGTGCCGTTGGCTTTAACGCGCCAGACTGGACTCCAAAAGGTCATAGGATCTGAGCCGTAGTCCTAAAGTCACCAGCACCGGTAGTGCCGCGATTGGTTGAGTTGTTTAATGCTGATACCACTGCTCGAGTGAATCCTTCTTCGTCAATAACACTTGGAGCCATTACGTTGACTGTGACGTTTCCTCGTTCTTCGCCAGCGCGAACAGCTGCTACGTTGAAATTTGAGGAAATGGGTTGTCCGCTGGGCGTTAGAACAGTTGGTACGGAAATGCTTGGCTTGGCGGTTGTGGCAGCTGTGGTAACGACTGGAGTTGGGCTTGTAGTCACTTTGGGCGCGTTTGTCGTTGTTGCTGCGAGAGATGCTCCGCCAAAAGGAAGGCTAGAAGTTGGGATTGATCCCGTCATCGCGGTTTGAGATGTGCCGATATTAGGAATAGTTGAAACGTTAGGCAAAATAGGAATCTTATTATATGCCACAATAATTTTATTAACTGCGTCAATAACGTCATTGGCTAATTCTTTTACTTTATTTGTTACAGTTGCGACAATTGTAATAATTCCCGCAATAGTAGCCCCAACCGCTTTGATAGCTGCGACTAAGCCCTTTTCAAAAATAGGAATTAAGAAATTCTTTGCAAATGCCCATAGGTCGCGCAAAGCCGCTTCATTGTCTTTAAATGCCTTAACAATGGGATCGACTGCTGCGCGTTTTGCTTCTTGAAATTTAGGAATCAAAACGTTAACAAAGTAATCTAAAAGTTGGCGCAGGATAGGCAATAAAGCAGCACCGACAGATTCTTTAGCTTCATCAAAACTAACTTTCAAGCGGTTAATTTGGCCCTCAAAAGTATTGGCTTGAGTTGCCGCAGCGCCGCCGAATGTCTCGGATAGTTGCTTAACAGTTCCCTCAAAGCCAAGAGTTTTAGCTTCAGCGGCGGAAATTCCAAGCCCTAAACGAGTAAGTGCACTATTGTTGCCATCGTAAGCTTTTGCTAAAGCTGCTGAGACTGATTCTACGTCGCGACCTGTAGCGGCTGAAATATCGAGCGATAGTTGTAAAAGGTCTTGAGCTTTCGTGACGTCGCCTGTGGCAGTCGCTAAGCGTTGGAGAGCAGGACGAAGCCCTTCGGCTACTCCTGTCGCTAATGATGTTTTGAGTATTTGATCCTCAATCGCGGCAATTTGCGCTTCAGTTGCGCCGGTAACGTTTTCTAAAGCTGTGGCTAAACGTTTTTGAGCTGCTTCATCTTCAATTGCAGCCTTGACGCCTTCAATCGCTAACTTGCCAGCATAAGCAGCAGCGGCGGCAGCAGCCGCAGCAAAAGCGGCGGCGGCGACTTTGCCGAACTTCTCTAACTTACCTCCAAAGCCTTCGACCTCTTTAGAGCCTACGTCTAACTTCTTTTTTAGATCATCAACGTCGGCAAGGATGGATAACTTAAGCGTTCTACTTCCGGCCATTAATCATCCCACTTTCCGATAATCTTGCTAAAAGCTTCTTCCCATTTGCGAATCAGTTCAGGCTGAATTTTGCGAAGTGCTGGATAGATGAAATAGCCAGAATTTCCTCGACCTTTACGGGGGGTGCGTCTTGGGAATTGACGATAACGATTAGATCCGAATTCGTAGCCTGCCCAGATGTCTTTAGTTGATCCGCCACCAGAGAGACGCTGAGACGCGAATCCATAAGACAACTCGCCAATCTTCGAGGTTGCGGAAACTTTAACGCCGCTTGTAATGCGATCGACAGCGGCTTGTCCAAAGATTCGAGTGATTCCGTAGGCTTGGACTTCTTTGGATGCGTATTGAGCCAACGCAAAACTTTCGCGTTTAGCCGCATCAACAGCTTCATCATCCATCGCTTTAAAGGCGGTAATGATTGACCTAAGTTGGCGCTTGTCATAGGAAATCGGCTCATCTGCCATTACCTCTGCGCTCCTTTAATATGTCAATCGCCGTTAATACTTGGTCGATGTCAGTCCATTCACTCATCGGAATTCCGGTTGCTATTGCGATCTCAATTATGAGTCGGTTTATGCTTCCGGATTCGAAGCTTTTGGGCTTTCATCTCCTATCGTCATCTCCTCGACCGATAACTCCCAAATCTCTTGAGACTTAGTCGGCTTTCCTGCCGCTTCGCGCTTGTAAGCGAAGTAGGCTAGGTCAAGGAAGTCCGCTTGCTGGTAAGCCGAAATATCCTTCATCGAATAAATCGACTTGCCAGTCTTGCGTTCCCATTTCGCCCACTCAGGGAGTCCAGCGTTATAGGTGACTTCCTCGCCGTTCGTGTATTTAATTGTGATACTTAATTTCATAGCTCCCGATCTCCCTCTTAACTAAATGTCTCTGTTACTTCGCCCTTTGAAATCTTAAAGGTGAAGGATACTGTCTGCGCGTCAATTCCAGAACCGCCAGCGGTAGGAAACTCTGGAAGGATTGGAAAAACAAATTGAGCGCCAGTTACGGCGGTCATTGTTACGCTAATTGTTGTGTCAGGTGCGGATTCAGCTGCGGCCCAAAGTGCTTCGCATACTGAGTTAGCTTTACCCC